TCCTACTTCCCGAAGTTTGGTCGTGAAGCACCGCTTGGTGAGCGTGTGCGTGCTCAACTTAATGGCGTAATCAATCCTATCGATTTTACTGACTTGTCATTGTTGAATCCTCTGCCGGGTAATCCTCCTGATCCGTTGTTACCGGGCGATTCATTCTTGCCGCCTATTTTCTTCGATAGAGAAAAACGAGCCGTTCGTGTAACCATTACGGACGTTACTAATGTTTTCACGCTTGGTAGCAATCCTGCGACCCAAGAAGAAGAACGTTATCGTGGTCTTGATCAGAATTCGTATTACAAGCCGCCTTTTGGTTTTTCTTCTAGCAATCCGGATTTCGCGAAAGGTGCTATTTGTATTGATGGTTTCCTGAATGTTGGAGATGAAGCACTGTATCATACGGACGAATTTGAATTGCCCGGTGGTAATCGCGTGCTGAGATACTTCACTCAGGGGCGTCCTTTTGGAAATGGTACGATTGTACAAATTCAAAATGTCAACGCTAACGATCTTTCGGCATATGACGTTACTATCGTAGACCCTACAACTCTCTCAACGTTAGGTGTTGAGCGTGCTATTCTTGGCGTACAAGTTCTTAATGGTTCTGTTTCAATTGGAGATCGTACTACGCTTGCAGCACAAGGAGATGCACCTATTGCTCCAGGAGCAAGCAATGGTACTATCTATGTAGCTGGTACTGTTCAAGATTCTGCTGGTGTTACACCAGTTGAGATTGTTGAAGTAAGCCTTGCAACTACTGTTAATGCTCGTGCAACTTGCAGAATACTTAACAATAATGGTGTTGTTGTTACGTCTGGTACGTTGTATTCAGATGTAGTACCGATTCCATATCCACAGTTTGCTACATCTGGTGATCGTGGTTTCTTAACCAGGGCAACCGTTCCAAGCGGAACGCTTGGTGCTACAGCTCAAGTAAATTTCATTCAGATAGTAAAGCCAGCATTTATTAGGTACGCGTAATGGTTATGCAATCAGGTGTAGTGCCGTATGAGTACGCTCATGGCGGCAGAAGATTTGAATCAAAGCCTATCCCGTTGGGCTTGTCTGGCATTTTGCTAGAACAGGCACAGTTTGTAATTACTGCTGAAATTAGAAAATGGATTGGTGATTACTCTGACTTGCAGCCATTCAATGTATACATCAATACGGACGCTTTGCCATCTGGACAATATGAACCAAAGGCTAATGGTACAACCTTAGACAATGCTCTTAATCCGGGGGCAGTTGTTTTTGTTGATCACATTTTAGAGTGTCGTGCAGCGTTGAATGTACTCTTAAATTTGTACGAAGCTGACACTGACTTAGACACATATCAATATCGTGCAGGGTGGCTACAAGCTTTGTTTCCTGAAAGTACGAGTGGATTCATAAATGGCTCTGACGATCAAGCATTTTTCACTGGAATTGGGCATTGGCGACATAGAAGACCATCAGAAATTGGAATTATCGATTATGTTTCTGATGAAGTTTTAGGAGCATCTGGCGTCTTATACGATATCGATTTTTCAGAAGTGATGTTCAATCCGGCACCACATATTGCTGGTTTGGGCTTTGATGAGGCACATGGACTCAGGGTAAACAATACGAATGATACCTTTGCTATTCAACAATACCCGGTCTTTCCAGCTTTTCAAAAGACCGATGGCTCTATTATTGATTTGAACGGTAGAGAGCCAGCTAATTTGTCTACATACAGAACGTCACACGTATCGTCTGGAGCGTTGCGTTTACATGGATACATGCTGAGACCACAGACGAAACTCATGTTATCTAGGGAGCGTACGTTTGGCAGCGATGTAGACTTTACGATTTTTTCCGAAGGTATTCGTGCTCCATACAATCCTAATGTACCAACAACGCTTGTCTTTATCACTCCAACTTCACAAGGTAGTGGAGTGTATAGAATTGGTGCAGCTAATAGATTCGTAGACTTTCCAAATGCAACTATTGAGTCGGGTATTTTTAGTCACTGGCCACCAATAGAAGTGTATTGGCCTTCGGATCATCCAACAAGCTCTACTACCACTACTGCCAATGGTGGTTATCATGTCTTTAATGACTGCATATGGATGACAGACGTATCCTTGAGTTCGTCTTTTGGCGGTCCTAACTTTGGATATCCTTCTGGTCTTGCTGTTTTGTCTCCGTATACAGGACACAGAATGTGGCTTCGTTATGCGGATATGACACCAATAGACATTGATGTTTTTGGAGGCATCAATAAGCGTAATTGGGGAACTGGAAAAGGACTAGAGCGTGTTTCGTCAAACAACATCTATCGTGTCGCTCCAATAGTTGCAAAATCAACACCTACCCCTACTTCCGGACAGTTTGTTTTCGGTTGCTACAATGACAATCTAGATCTTGTAACGACTATCACAACAATTTCATCTTCTCCTAATGGTGACAACCTTTTTCCTCTCGGAGGTGCAGTCATTTCTCTTAGTGATTTTTGGTTTAACGGATCAAACTACTTTGTTGCCAATGCAGAATTCGTTGGTTTTGATTTGTGGAAATTAGACTCTTCGTTCAGTTACGTCACTAAGTATGTTTTCAATCGTCCTAGTGGAATACATAATGCAAGAGGAGCTTATGTTAATGGTCAAGATGTTCTATTCTATTTTGTACTAAACAATGCTCCTGGTGATGCAAATTTTGCTACAAGCGGTATATTTCCAATCAACTTTATTGATGAAGGCAGTGATCCGTTTGATAATTCGGCTAATCTTGGTCCGGTTGGTGAAGCTGAAATTTCGCCAGCGACCGCAAAATACATCAATGGTGCGGCACAACTTGGTGTAGCTCAGACCGCTGAAATCATGGATCTTTTTGAAGTAACGTCGTCAACTCACGTTGTTCCTGGTGTTTATGCTATCGTTCGTTTTAAGCTAAATACGAATCCCTTTAATGGTGGCGATTTGTATCTTTTACGCTTGCAGGAAACCTCTACGGCTTGGGAAATTGTAGCATTGACGAGACTTGAAACTGCCGTCAATTCTTTTATGCCAAGACGTGAATTACTGTATATGGGCTATTAGTGTATTCTTTTGCAAGCATTGATGTGTTTGTCATAGCATGGTCCGAAGTAACGTTCCTGTTTTAGGATAGTTGCTTTGACTTAGGAGATAAAAGATGGTATCAGGAATTCGTTTTTTTGCTTGTTCTGGAGCAATGGGTGGTACGCCATCAACTCGTGCGACTCCCAACGTAGAGATTTTTGCTTTTGAAATTGGAGCTACAAATAGCCCTAATCGTATGGGCTTTTTTGGTTCCGCTGGTGCTCCGAACTCTGCCGTAATCGTGGGTCAATACCAAGATCGTACGCATTGTACTGATCATGTTGGTACAGATCGTGGTGTTATGATTAATGTCAAGTATCTTGGTGCATCTGATGCGTCTGTTTCTGGCGTTCCGTTGACCTCTACTGGTCACACCCTGGCTAGTATTCCACAGAACTCCGGTACACTATTGGCACGTTTTACAGATCCTACCAGTACGGCTGTCGTTACGCAAACAGCTACATTCCGTGCGGTTAATTTCACTGCTGGTTCTGGTGTTCCTGATATTGGCGATTTGGCTTCAAACATTGTCATTCAGGCTGCACAATTACAGGATACTGCTGGTAATGCCGGTGACGCTAGCTGGTCGCAGATTTCAAGCGGTGGTGCTGCCTTAGCGTTGGCCGATCAATCAATTTCTGCAACAGTTCATGATTTCCACTTGATCGTTAGTGGTTCTCCATCTCAGGCTGGTCGTAAGATTGACTTTGGTTATTATCTACAGCTTGAATTCTTGTAAGCGAACAGGATAGATTCTAACAAAAAGAAGGGGCGACAAGTGTTAACTTGTCGCCCTTTTGTATTGACAGTCTTGAATGCCGTGCCATAATGTTCTTACCACTCGCCGTGCTGATATCACCGGCAGTTTTGGAATAGATCATGAACTTGGCTTTTAGCTCGAAACATCCCTTTGTACCAAATCCAGCGAAGGATTCTACTGTAACTCGCTGGATTGCGTCTCTATCGGACGGTACGACCGTCTTTGAGGATGTTACCCCCCAGGAAATTTCTTCCTGGTTGAGACTTAGAGAGTATGTTCGGTTGCATGGTTTAAAGATAACAAACCTGCGACTTGAAGCATATGGTCGTCGCGTGTTACTGGTTCCGTACAGGGATGCCGAAGACTGTCCTCAGATTAACGGTTACTGGCACAGTAAAAAAATGCACGCCCTCATGACGGCGAGTGGTATAATTGAGGGCCGCGAATGTGGCATTGGGTATGTAAAGGCCCGCGAGATCATCATTACGTGGGTTAACCAAGACGGAACCGTACGACAAGAGATTAGGCCGTACAAGGAAAACGACTTGGCTACAATCATTAACGATTATCCGTGAAGTACGCTTCTATTACCACTCCCGGCATTGAGCACGACGACGCCAACATGTTGGCTGAGTTCATTTGGCTCAATCGCGATATTCGTACTGACATTTTTCCTTGGAAAGGTGATAATGGCAAAGAGTGGGGACGATTGGTTTCTGCTCTAAAGAAGCTAATGAAAGAGCCCTATGAGCTATCCGCTCAGCAGCTTGCGTTTTACATTTGGAAGTGCAAGCCCCATGCTATTAGTTCGCCAGAATTTGCAAAGATGGCCGTTGTGGCTCGTAAGCTTTTTAAGCCACTTCAACTTGAACAAGTGGCGACACTTTACACTGATCGTCGCAAAGAGCTAGCGGCGACTGGCCTAGAACGAGTTACATACAAGCAAGAACGTCCGAAGTCTTTAATGTCATTCTTGAGAGAGCTAGAACGTAATGAAGCAGAAACCAACTGAACAACAACAAACCGCGAAGCCTGAGATTTCGTTTGACTTCTTTAAGCAAGAGGTAGAAGCGGAAGGTGTGCGAGCTATGCTTGCACCCGAGATTGGAGATCCCGAGTCTAATCGTTCTGGGTCTTTTAACTTAGATTACGATCTAGCTGTTCCTTTTCCAGAAGGTCGCATTACAGAGATTTTTGGTGAAGAGGGGACATGTAAGACTACATTGGCTTTGGAGGTTGCTGGTCGTGCTTTGCAAGCCGGTAAGACGGTTCTCTATGTTAACATGGAGAAAAACCTTAATCTTTCTTTAATGCTTACCGTACGTACTTTGCGTCCATATCTAGATGCAGCCGTTGAACAAATGAAGAAGGGCAAGCTTGGCAATTGTCCGCTATGGATTGTCAATGCTTCTAATGGTGAACAAGCGTTTGAGGCCATGAGGAAGTTTTCTACAATGGTACCTAGAGGCTTAGCTATCTTAGATTCGATTGATGCTGCTCAGCCGTCAGCCGTTCTGGCTGGTGAGATTGGTGAGAACAAGGTTGGTAATTTGGCCAAGCTCATGTCAGACGCTATGCGTAAGTTGATCAGCGTTACAGAGCAGAATAAAGTTGCCTTGATTTTTGTCAATCAGATTCGCGACAAGATCACTATGTACGGCGACCCAACAGATACTCCTGGTGGGCGTGCTCTTAAGTTCTACGCTTCGCAGCGTATTCGTTTACAGAAGCCCGGTAAAGCACAGACTTTAGTTGATTCTGATGGCGAACGTATTGGGGTTGTGATTCGTTACAAGGTCGTAAAAAACAAGGTGGCTCCTGATGGTTGCGAAGGTGAGTTTCCCATTCTCTTTAAGAATGGTATTTTTCGCGAACAGGAGCTTGTCACTAAGTGCTGTAATTTTGGAGTTTTGCGTTTAGGCGGCAAAGGAGGACAGCAGGTTTTCTTGCCAAAACTAGACAGAGAAACTAATGATTTTGTCAAAGGTAAAAATGGCGAACTTGAAGAAACGTGCATGAGTCAGTTTAATGCGGCTCGTCGCTTGTTAATGGATAGTACGTTGGCTATTAAGCTTGAAAAAGAATTGCTGACGAAGATGGATGTTGGTGGGATTGATCCGATTGACAATCTAACTAATGAAATTCAAGACCCTAAGTAACCGCGAAATTCGCATGGATATATTGCCAGAACGCTATCCAATGCGTTCACGCGAACAGAGCAAGTCCGTTGGACAATTCCTGCTTGGCAGGAGTTTGCGTGCTATTTATGGCACCAGTGCCGTTATACTGGAAGAGTTTCCTATTCCAGACGAACGTCTCTTCATAGACTTTTACATGCCACATCATAGTTTGGCGTTCGAGTATCATGGTCCACAGCATGACGAATTCAACAGGTTTTTTCACGGTGACAAAAAGGGATTCTTAAAATCACAAGAACGTGACACACGTAAGCGTGGATGGTGTGATATTAATGATATTCGTCTCGTAGAAGTACGCAACACCGTAACAGCAGAACAACTACAGGATTTAATTAAGGACGCTAGAGACAATGAGTAACGTTGCTGCTGAAAAGATTTTTTTGGCTGGAGTTGCTAAGTATCCATCCAAGTTTTTTGAGTTTGTTGAATATCTAGACGAAGAGGATTTTCAGCATGCCGTTACACGCATGACATTTGAGGCCATGCGATCTTTGATTGTAGATAAGGAAACGGAGACGATTACAAAAGCTAAGCTTGTAGCGGAGGCTAAGGCTCTTGGTCATCAAAACTATTTAGCGGCTACTAAAAACGGCGAGTGGCTTGATGAGCTATTTGCAGAAGAGATTACGATTCATGAAGTGGACGCTCATTTTTTAGAGGTCAAGCGTCAGTCTCTTAAGGACAAGTACCAAGAGGCTTTCATTGAGTTACGTGATTATCTTGCTTCAACTGACGATCCGCTTTCAACCATGATTAGTAAGGTTGAAAATGGTATTGTTAACAAGGTGAATATTCTAGACAAGGGCGAGCACGCCATTGAAGACATGCGTGAGGGGTTTAAGGAGTTCATTGATTCGTTAGCCGATGATCCTGGTCACGTTGGGTTGGATCTTGGTTATCCAATTTGGCAAGAGCGTATTGGGCATATTCGTAATGGCACAGTTACGTTCATTGTTGGTACTACTGGTAGTGGCAAGTCACAGTTTGGAATGCGTGCGGCTATTACCGCTGCCCGTAAGGGGCTTCCTGTTTTGTATCTTGATAGCGAATTGAATAAGCAGGATCAGTGGGTTCGTATGGCGGCTATGATTTCTAAGGTGCCGTCTGAGTATGTTGAGACTGGTTTTTGGCGTTTGTCAGCCGAAGAACTACGTGATCGTGGTGTTACTGACATAAACAAGATTGATGAAATTTTGGCATGTGGTCGTCGCTTGCGTGATTCGAGGTTGTGGGATCTTATTAAGAACATGCCGATCTACTATCAATCGATTAGTGGACTTAGTGTTCCTGATGTTGTTCCACACATGCGTCGTTGGCTTTTGACACACGTAAAGCCTGATCGTGATACTCGTGTTCCTCAGTGCTTGATTGTATATGATTACATCAAGCTTGCTATGACCAATGAAATTAGTCGTGGTATTCTAGCAGAGTGGCAGCAGCATGGTTTGCATGTTGCTAATCTGCACGATTTTATGAACAAATACAATGTGCCATGCATTGCTTTTGGTCAGACGAACAACGAAGTTGACGAGGGTATTAAGTGTGTTGCTGGCGGTAAGCGTATCAGCGAGAACGTTGACTCGGTAAGCTACTTTAAGCGAAAGTCAGACCAGGAGCGTGCTATGGATAGCATGGGTACGCACATGTCTAAGATTTTCAAATCACGTTATGGGCGTGGATTATGGGGTAGTTACATTAACTTTAATGTTAATTTGAGTTTTGGTGAATTTGTTGAGTTGGATATTGGTAGTGTTCAGCCGCCACAGCAGCAGCAGCAGCAGCAGCAACCACAGGCGGCAGGAGACGATGATGACGACTAACATTCAAGAAGAACAAAAACGCACTCTCCGTAATCATGCGAATCGGCAGATTGCTTATTTGCTAGATAAACTTGGTGTTGAATACCATGATCGTGGCGATGGATTAATTCAAGCGTGTTGTCCTTGTAAGCAACACGGTGGAGATCGTGATAATCCAACTGCCTGGAGTTGGCGTGTTGATCTTGGTAAGTGGGTATGTTGGTCACATCATTGTGAAGAATCTCGTGGTAACGATATCTTTGGTTTGATTAGTAGCGTTAAGGGAATCAATTTTCGTGAGACCATAAAGTGGATTACGTCCATGCTTGAAGATCGCGAAATTGATCTTACTACAGCCGCTCCTGATCCAGAGAACTTGCATCGCGGAGTTCAGTTGCATATTCACGAACCGCTGTCCGAAGACAATCTCAAATTCTTACAGCCCGATCCTCAGTATCTTTTGAATCGCGACTTTGATCTTGAGGTTTTACGTAAGTATGAAGCTGGATTATGGATTCGCCCTGGAACTTACATGGATGGTCGCGTGGTGTTTCCTGTACGTGATCACGAAGGACACTTAGTTGGTTATACTGGTCGAACCGTACATACTCCTGAGTATTTTGAAAAGCGTGGAGTTAAGTACATGAAATGGGTTCATGGTCGTCATTACAATAGATGGCCACAGCGTGGTGATATTTTCACAAGCTCTATTTTGTTCAACTTGTATCGTGCTAAGCATTGTCTTGGGCCAAACAAGCGTATTATCTTGGTAGAAGGACCGCTTGATGGAATGAAGCTGGAAGAAGCCGGTATTCATAATTGGGTAGCTACTCTCGGTACTAGTTTTTGTCATGCTCATCGTACACTGCTTGTGAAGTATGGAGTGCGTGAACTATACGTTGCCTATGACAATGATGACCCAAGTAAGTACGCCAACAAACAAAGTCCCGGCGAGAAGGGCTGGGAACGTTTACAGCGTATTGTTGGAGATCTCTTTGTTATTGAACGAGTAGAATTGCCACCCGACTCTGACTGTGGCGACCTTGATGTGTCTACGCTCCAGAACATATTTAAGAACATATCATGTTAAAACTCAAATCAATTTCACCCAGCCGTATCAAGACATTTGATATGTGCAAGTTTAAGTATTGGTTGACGTATCATACCGACCATAAGCTCAAGTCAAATTGGGGAGCTTCACATGGATCTCTTCTTCATGATATTTTAGAGAACTATTCTAATGGTAGTGATTTAGATTGGACCGCACGCCTTTATCGTGGTTATGGCGGAAAGCTCGAAACGACAGACAAGTTTGGCAAGCCAACCGTAATGGAAACGCCACTTGTTTGGGCAAAGCCAGACGAATACACTGATCGCAAGCCTTATTGCGATACTTGTCCATACGCCGATTACAATGATGGTGTTTGTTCAATTTCTCTTGCAAGTCTTAAGGAATTACCAGGATGTCCACGCGATCTTTTTGATGGCTCGGTCTCTATGCTTGCCAGTACAATTGATCGTTATCAAGACATTTGGAAAAAGACATTACGCAATTCGCAAGGCAATTTGGTTGGAACAGAATACGAGTTTAAGATTACGGTTCCTGGTACAGAGGTTCCGATGGTTGGCATTATGGATCTAGTAACAGAAGAAGATTCTGATACTGTTCACATTATGGATTACAAAACTGGATCTTGGACACAGACTTACCAAGAGTGTTGTGATGATATTCAGGTTAAAATGTACTCATTAGCCGCTCGTCGTGAATTCATTGACGACGTTAACAAGAAGGGGTATAAATACAAAAACGTTATCTTGACGTTTGATTATTTTACCAAGTCTCCAATTACTCTTGCGTTTACAAAAGAGGAAGACAACGAAACAGAACGATGGGTTCGTAACAAGATTCAGGAGATTCAATCGACAGAGTGGATTACGCGTATCGTTAGAAACAATCAGGAGTTTGAAGAACGACGATCCTGGAAGTGTCGTTCTTTGTGTGACACGGGTGTATGTAGTCGCGAATGGAAAGGTAAGTTTCAAAATCATGAAGCGTAGGGCACGTATTACCAAAGATTGGATCGACGCATATTTTGATTATGGCGTTGATCGTCAGAATCGTCGTATCTTTTTGTTTGAAGGAGTAGATGAAGGTTCTATTGGTACGGTTATCAAAGCACTGTATTACATGGACTCCGAGTCAAGTACTCGTCCAATTGAGCTTTTGATTGGGTCGTTTGGCGGAAGCGAATATGAAATGTTCGCGTTGTATGACATGATTCGTACTTTGCGGTCGCCAATTCATACGACGGCTATTGGTAAATGCATGAGTGCTGCTCCACTATTGGTTGCCTGCGGTCAACCGGGAGAACGATTTGCTACTCCAAATACTTGGTTTATGGTTCACCAGTCTTGGGAAGACTTTGGCCCAAAGCGTACCGACGAGATTCGCAAGGATTTGGCTCACTACGATAAAATGGGTGACCGTTGGTATGACCTTATGGCAAAACATACAAATAGGGATGCAAAGTTTTGGCGTAAACATTGCGAGAACGTAGGCGATCATTTTTTTAGTGCATATGATGCACAAAATCTTGGACTAATTGATCACATTTGGGACGAAAAGGAGGAAGACGATGAGTAAGCATCGCGTTGTTGTTTGTTGTTGGTTACACGGTCATAAGACAGAATTGTTCATGACGCGTACTCAGGAAGATTCTCTCAACAAGAAGATTAACAATCTCAAGGCGGTATGTCCGGTTTGTCGAGATCAAGGACTCGGAAACCAGCCCATTTTTTTGCAAGAAGGTGCCTCTTTGTTCAATCCGTCTAAAGTTTATCGTTGTGAGAAGGGGCACGCGTGTAACATTGGCCCACTTTCAAGAAGCATGTTGCACGTAAGATACGGTCCTAATTCAGACGACTTCGTAAATGTCGAAGGAACCATCGATGATTTGCCAGAACTAGTTGACACAAAGGACATTGCGTGTCATCATGTAGGTGCCGATGGTAAGCCTTGTGATTGTAAGTTATTTCCGGTAGATGACTTTGTACTTACATACGTCCAATCGGCAAGTATCAAGACTACAACGCGTCTTGGTGATCTGTGGGATCGTGCCGGTGCCCAACCAGTGCGTCCCGCACGCCAAGACAAGGACGGTGAGTTTGTTGAAAGTAGCACGGAGAAAGCTAATCGTGAGCGTCTAAAGCGTATGCGTGAACGCAACGTTCCTGTCGCCAAGAGTCCCGGTCGCCGCATCGACAAGCCAACCAATACAACGTACGAACGCCGCTCCAAGGGATCGGTTAACCCAGATAGACTTCAAGGACCGAAATGACCTTTGTACATCTAAATGTACGCTCTAAAGCTTCAATGCTGTATGGATCTGCTGACATTCAAGATCTAGTACAGCGAGCCAAGACATTGGGACAACCAGCCGTTGCGTTGACAGATTATGGCAACATGTATAATGCAATCCACTTCTATCGGGCTGCCGTAGAAGCTGGGATTAAGCCGATCATTGGCGTTGATTTGTTCTTTTGCGAAGACGCTAAGGAACAGAAGATTCAACGCATGCGTAACGTATACCACGTAGTTTTGCTTGCCGAGAACGATACTGGCATGCAGAATATTGCACGTTTGGTATCTGCTTCTAACTCCGAAGACTATTACTACTACAATCCTCGTATTGATTTTAAGCTATTGGAGCTTTACAAGGAGGGTGTTATTTGTCTTACCGGCAGCAGCTTAGATGGTCTTGTGTCGTCTAGTCTGTATGATAAGGTTGGCACGGATGGAGAAGTAATTGAATCTGCTGCTCTATTTAAGGCAGACGGCATTGTGCGTCGTCTTTTGAAGATCTTTGATGCTAGTCATCTATTCTTGGAAGTTCAGAACACGCATTTGCCACAACAGGAAGTTATCAATGGTCGTTTGCGTTCCATTGCTAAAAAGTATGGTTTGCGTACCGTGGCTACTAACAATGTTCACTATGTTGAACCTCATGACGCCGAAGCACATAAGACTTTGTTAGAAATTGGTGTGGGTCAGTTTAATCGTGCTACGAGTACTGTTTTTACTGCTGAGGAATACTACCTCAAGTCACGTCAGGACATGGAGCGGCTTGGGTTCTTGCCAGAAGAACTAGATTTAACTTTGGAAATCGCCGAGCGTTGCAAGATTAACATTGATCTCAAGAAAAGACGTTTGCCTCGTTACGAGTTTGTTCCGGCAGGAACCAATGCATCAGAATATCTACGCAAACTGTCAAACGACGGCATGAGGGCTCTTGGTATTAATCCAAAAGCTGGCGATAGTTTTGAGACCTATCAGCAACGTCTTGACAGAGAACTAGCTGACATTGAAGAAATGGGATTTGTAGACTATTTCCTCATTGTTCATGATGTTGTATCTTGGGTACGTAAGCAAGGTGTTTTGTTAGGGCGTGGACGTGGTAGTGCTGGAGGTAGCTTGGTTAGCTATGCCCTGGGGATTACCGAGATTGATCCATTGGAATATGGTTTGATTTGGGAGCGTTTCTTGAACAAGGGACGTGGTGGCTTGCCCGATATCGACACTGACGTGCCGCGTTCTTATCGTCAAAAAGTGCTTGAATACGTTCGCACGCGATTTGGTGAAGGTAATGTCGCACAGCTTGTAACGCTTGGCGGTCTACAGGCTAAGGCAATCTTGAAAGAAGTTTTTAAGGTATACGGCATGCCGTTCGATGAGGCCAACAAAATTACGGCACTTGTACCTGCCAAGAATGACGAGCACGTACCCATTACTTTGCAAGAGGCCATTGACACTGTTCCAGGGCTTAAGGTGTATTACGATAAGTATACACCGTGGTTTAAGATAGCTCTTGCTCTTGAAGGATGTTACAAGAGCACTGGTATTCACGCTGCCGCAGTTGTGATTTCAGATATTCCATTTGCCCAAAGTCCTTATCCTCTTACGCGTTCTAAAGACGGTGATTTGATTTTTGGATGGGACATGAACACGGTAGACTCTCTTAGTCTGCTTAAGTTGGATATTCTTGGTCTAACGACCTTGGACGATATTCAGGTTACTATGAATCTTGTTAAGGAACGTCGTGGTATTCGACCTTCTCGTTCTACAATTCCATTGAATGATCCTGCTACTTGGGCCATGATTGGACAGGGGTTTACTGTTGGTGTTTTTCAAATTGAAAAGCAACTTGGTCGTACGTGGAGCAAGAATCTCCAGCCTGAGTTAATTGAACAATTAAGTGACCTTGTGTCATTGATTCGTCCCGGTCCTATGGAGTCTAACATGCACACGACATATCGTGGCGTGAAGATGCAAGGGCAAGCTCCTGCGTATATTCATCCTAAGCTAGAAGCTATTATGGGTGGAACGTTCTCTGCTTTGCTGTATCAAGAGCAGGTTATTGAAATCTGCAAACAATTGGCTGGCATGTCATTGATTGATGCTGACAAGGTACGCAAGGCAATGGGCAAAAAGAAGCCAGAAGAAATGAAAAAGTGGAAAGAACAGTTTGTTAGCGGCTGTTCTGTTAATGGTATTGAAGTTGTAACTGCCGAAGAGATATGGGGCTATATCGAGAAGTTTGCTGGATACGGTTTCAATAAGTCGCACGGTGTAGGCTATGCACTTTTGGCTTATGAGACTGCGTACTTCAAAGCAAATTATACTGTTGAGTTTTTGTGTGCCAAGCTTCGTCACGCGGATTCTCATCCCGATAAATTTGAACAAATGTCAGCACTTGTATATGATGGCAAGTTGTTTGGCATCGATATCGTACCTCCGCGTCTTAAGCACAAGAACAAAGACTTCGCTGTAATTGATGATCATAAGATTGCATTTGGACTTAGTGCCCTTAAAGGTGTTGGTCGTGCTGCAATTACAGAGCTAGCTAAGGTTACCGAAGACACGAAGACTTTTGACGACTTGATTTGGCGTGTACTTACCACTAGTACAAAGATTAACAGTGCAGTAATGTTGGCGTTGATTCGTGCTGGTGCATTCGACGATCAACAAGAACATCGCGTTGAGTGTGAAAGACGTTTCAAGCTATTAGAAGCCTTAACAGACAAAGAACGTGAATCGGTTCAAGCTCTTATCCCACATCAAGGCGATAAGCCGGATTGGGTTCGTATTATTCGTGCTATAGCTGACGAGACAAAAGTCCAGGTTATTAAAGATCGCTATGGCATAAAGATTCCAAACACTAAACGCCGCGAGGCTATTCGTACTCTCCTGTCAGATTATGACATGGGTGAGATTTTTGATAGCAAAGCACAGCGTATCGCCTGGGAGCAGTTCTATCTTGGTATTTCTCTTAGCGGCAGTGAAGCCGATATCTACAAAGCCAAAGATACGTGCATTGATCTAGTTCGCAATGGTGAAGCTGATACCATGTTTGAGATTGCTGTTTGCGTAGACGCAGTTCGTCAGATTACTACGAAAAAGGGAGACGCTATGGCTTTTGTTACCGCTCGCGACACAACGTACGTCATGGATAACATCGTGGTTTTCCCTAAGACGTTTGAAAAATCTAAGCACCTACTTGAAGAAGGTAGCGTCATTAGAATTAAAGGCAAGATGGATGATCGTGGTTCTTTAATTGCGGATCGTGTAGAGAGACTTCAATGAATTATGAATATGATTTTGTAGTGTTGCCGTTAAGCAACGAACAGAAGCAAGTCGTGCAAATGGGGCTTGCAGACGTTGATCAAATAAACGCTATGTTGCGTACCTTAATTAACGAACGTACTGCTGATGGATGGGAGCCTTTGTATCCGTTTTCAGTGCCAGCGGTTTGGTTTCGTAGACCAAAGAAGAAAACCAGAAAAACTAGTTAACACGATGCTTACTTCAAGTATAATACATATACACAAATGACTGACAATGAACGAGACATTGAGGAGACTCTGAATACATATGCTCCTCTTGTGCGTCGCATCGCTAGATCCGCGTTTTACTCTTCTTCTGCTATTGATTTAAACGATCTCTGTCAGGTTGGTGAAATTGCCGTATTGCGTGCTATTAAGGCTTACGATCCATCTTGTGGCACCAACATAAAGTCTTTTGTAACGAGAGTAGTACGTCAAGACATATACAACGAAGCCGCTCGATTTATGGGTGTTTTTACAGTTGATCATCGAGTGACAAATCTTGCAGCTAAAGTTAATCAACTACACGTTACTGGACATACCGACGAACAGATCTTAGAAACCATTAATCATTCGTCTGGGCGTGCAATAGACCTTGAGCAAGTACGTGATCTACGAATTGCTTACAATAGACGAAATGTAGTCGTGTCTGACTTTGACAATACCCTTGACGAAGAGCAGATCGAAAAACGAACTATTTATGATCTATTGAACAGTATTGTATCTAACGACATAGAGCGTGTCGTTTTAGAGCGACGCATCATGGGAACGGCTGACGTGACCGCTGTAGCCGAAGCTTGCAATGTTTCGAATCGTAAGATCTATCAGATAGAGGGCGATCTTAAGGCCCGCATTAAGCATGCAATTGAGGATATGGTCGAATGAAAAAGCGTATTTTGTTTGTTGGCGAAGCTAGTTTTTTGAACACTGGCTTCTCTACGTATTACCGCGAGCTTTTACCTCGTCTTGCTGCAACTGGCAAGTACGAGATTGCCGAGTTAGGATCTTACGCACATCAGAACGATCCTCGTGTCCAAGGGTTTATCAAAGGACGCTGGAAGTTCTATGCTGTAATGCCTTCTACTCAAGAAGAAGCTCAAATCTTTAATCAGCCTTGTCCACATCCGCGAACTCGCGGCCAGAACACTAACCAGTTTGGCGAGTACAAGTTTAATCATGTTGTTGCTGATTTCAAGCCCGATGTTGTAATTGATATTCGTGACTGGTGGATGCTTGAATTCCAAGAGCGTAGTGTTTTCCGTCCTTGGTATAAGTGGATTGTAATGCCAACAGTGGATGCTGAACCTCAGGCAGAAGAATGGATTCAGACGTACGAAAACGCCAATATGGTGTTGGCTTACTCTGATTATGGCGTACATACGTTACGTCGTCAGAGTCATTTGCAGCCTAATGGTCGCCGTAAGATGCGTGTGTTCCCAAACGCTATGCGTCCTGGGGTAGATTTGGATACTTTTAAGCCAATGAACAAGGAGGAAGTGCGTTCTTGGTGGAACCTAAATCGGTCTATGCCGATCATTGGTACGGTCATGCGTAATCAGAGTCGTAAGCTCTATCCAGATTTGATCGATGGTTTCTCTCGCATGAAAGAGAAGTATAAGGGGAATGATGCGGTTGATAAGGCGGTTTTGTTGATTCATTCGTCTTGGCCGGATAACGCTCACTCATACGATTATCCTCGTCACGTTATGCGTTTGGATTCGTACGAATGGATGGATTATCATAACAAGGGAATTCGTGGCAGTATTTTACAGACGATGTATTGTCACGCCTGTAAGGAGCCTTCTGTTACATCCGCCATGAATTTGTGGGGTAAGCCAATTACCGAAGGACGCATTAAGCTTCCGTGTCCTCATTGCGGTAAGGTTGAAGCGTCGCCGCCGAACACAAACACTGGTTTTACACGCGAAACTTTGGCGAATTTGTACAACCTTATGGATTTGTATGTACAGTGTTCTATCTGTGAGGGTGATGGTATGCCTATTCAGGAAGCCAAGGCGTGTGGCGTACCTACTCTGGCAACTGATTACACTGCTATGCGTGAAAAGGGACGTTATCCTGACTACTCTCATTTTGAAGAACTAGGCATTACTGCTAAAAACTATACTTGCAATAAGGGCGGTGATGTTATTGATGTTGGTCGTTATTACTACGAACCAGAAACAAGCTGTAAACGTGCTCATCCGAGTATCGAAGATTTGGCTGACAAGATGTTTGCAATGATTAGTCGTCCAGACTACTTGAAACAAATGTCTATCGAAGCACGCGAGTGTGCTGTTGAAAACTACGATTGGAATACTCTTTGGAAGCGATGGGAGTATGTCTTAGACAACGTTCAGACTTTTGATCGTAACACTACTTGGGATAGTCCGATTTCAGAG